CGTCAATCGTCCAGCCATTGCCCAACATCCGATAACGCTGGGTGTTAGATACATGGTTGGTGTAGTTGTCCGGCACTGTCTGCAAACGCTCACATTCTATAGGCGTGAGCTTGCGCCACTTCAGTTCCTCCACATGAACCGCCACGTTATCCTTTTGAACCGTGGTCAAAGAGTTGGTCTTGCCATCCTCGCGAATCTCCAACTCCTGTTCCCCCAATCCCGCGACAGGCATCTTGTGATCCTGTCGAATCCCATACTCCCGATAACGCCCACGGAACGATCCGGCGAACACCACAAAATTATTCTGTTCCCATGACGATCCGCTCATGGCAGGAACCTTACCGTCATGCGCTTTGATGCCGCCTTGGTTCTTGCCCCTCGGCACTTGAAGAATCTTAGGTTCCAGATTGCCGCCAGATGCCGCACATAAACTTGGTGCTTTGCCATCCGGATGATACACGCGCCGATTATAACCGTGACCCTTGAGGTCTGCCTCACCAGCCAACTGCAATCCGGTAGCCGTTGGATCGTCAAAATCAAAGATAAGCTGGCGGCGGTTCTTCTCAAAGTATGACTTCAGATTGCCACCCTTGAAGTAGTTCGCGTCTATGCAATGCGACTTGTCCCGATCCGTGAACCCATCCTCCAAGATGTCCTTCAAATAAACATGCTTGTTCTCCGGCAAGGACTTGACTGGAATGTTCGTCCAATACAAACGCCGCCGATTCTGTGCGCTTACACGGTTTGAGTTGATATCCACAGGCTTGCATCCCAGAAGGTCAGATATAACGTCCTGATATTCTTTCTTCATATTGACGTTCTCCAACAGGAAATACTTTGGCTTCAACGCTTTCAACAGCCGCACGAACTCAAAGAAGAGCTTGGAACGCGGATCGTCAAAGTTGAGTTGCCTGCCAGCAAACGAAAATCCCTGACAAGGTGAGCCGCCAATCAGCAGATCAATGTCCGGCAAATCCTCCGGCTTAACACCTGTTACATCACCAATGTGGATGGTGTCAGGAAAGTTGGCTTTGGCAACCGTGATTGCATACTTGTCAATCTCGCTGGCAAAGTAGTTGGTAATAGGAAAACCTGCCCTCTCAAGGGCAAGCCTTCCACATGACATTCCGTCAAATAGCGATAGCACGTTCACCGTATTTCTCCTTCATTTCCGTATGCGTTAACTCATCCATCAAAACCCAATCATATGTGTACTTGTCCACATGCTGGCGATCATAAATCTCAATCCACAAATCTTGGCTGTTATGCTTTGAGATTACATAATGATAGTCGCACCAATGATTAGCCTCCAACATCTCCTCACGATCCTTGAACCTCGCATTTACCAAACGAACCTCACCGCCCTTGCGATTCTTGTTCGCCGCAACAAACGCCGCCGCAAACTCGTCCGCCTCAAACCGTGGCAAACCCCATGCGAACTCCTTGGCGTTCTCAATGAAATCCACCGCACCCTGCGGATAGTTGTCATAATGCTTGTAAACATGAACCTCTTCATGCTCGTCCTCAAAAATGTAAATCGCTCTAGTTCCCATTGTCTGCCTCCAATACTTTCTGCATTAAAATCTTCACGATATTCCCATGTCCGGCATATAGCTTCGCCTCATCCGAACCATCATCAACCTGATCCTCAATGAAACGATCCAGAGCTACCTCCAAAACATTCCACTGCTTCGCGGTCAAAGATATTGAAATCAAATTATCCATTGTCTGCCTCCACTACCTGATGAAACTTGAATCCCGAACCATGGCACTTGTGACAATCAACAACATCGCCGCGATTCCCAGACTCGTACCCATGACCACAACACCAATCGCAATAAATAGCGTACTCGATGCGTGAACCTTGAATCACGATCCTTTCTTGTACTTCCTGCATATCGTCCTCCATGACATATGTTAATAAGTTAAACATACATGAAACAGGACAACATGCAACACCTAAATGATGTTTGGCACATTTGTCTCGTTTGTTACACCTTTTTTGCTGAAAAAAAACTTTTGAAAAAAGTTCAAATGTAGTGTGACAAGTGTGACAAGTGTGACAAGGTAGGCTCAGATCCACGGCCAGCAAGGGTTTGAGCTTGGCACACTTCTAAGGGTTTTTGGCACACTTGTTACACTTTGGAGACTCTATAAGACTATATGGACAAAACACGGTTTTTTGGTGTTTTTTGAAAAGGCTTCAAATCATTGTTTTTTTGGTGTACAAGTGTGACATGTGTAACAAGAAAACTGATATTCTTGCAGATGATATAGAGGCTGAGACTGGACGAAAGTTGACGAATCGTCATCGTGAGTTCGCTCGTTACTATGTTGAAGGTATTTACTCCAATGCGGAGTGCGCTAGAAAAGCAGGTTATGCTTCCAATAGTGCCGCATCCATTGCTGGTCATCTTCTGGCTGGCAAGAAGTTTCCTCATCTTGTCGATTACATACAAGAGTTAAGAGAAGAACGTGAACGCCGATATGGTGTGACCGTAACAGGACAGCTCAAACGCCTGCACGAACTATCGTCTGGGGCGGAAGAGGCTGGCCAGTTCTCAGCAGCAATCAACGCTGAAAAGATTCGCTCCGCTCTTGGTGGCTTGACTGTTGATAGGCGTGAACAGATTCATCAACTTGATGATCTATCGCGTGAGGAGATTACGGCGCGCCTGTCTCAACTTCGTCAGCAGTATCCACAAGCCTTCATCGAAGGCGAATATAAGGAGATAACTGATGCCGACACCGGAGGCGAACTTTTGGAACACCGTCCGCAGGAATCTGCCGAAGAACTGTTATCCGACACGAATTGAGAACCGCCATGGTGGGGGTGTGCCTGATGTGCATTTCGCTTGGTTTGGACTTGTGTTCTGGATAGAATTAAAAACAACTAAAAACAATTCCGTCAGACTTTCCCCGCAACAAATAGCGTGGAATACCGCGTATTCGCGAAATGGGGGCTTGTCATTCATCTTGGTTAAGCACCTCCCTTCGGGCGACCTAATTTTGTTTGAAGGCGCCCAGAGCCTTGAAATCGGGCGCAATGGGCTAAGATCGGGGAGCTTGTTTCGGGGTTCGGGGCACCAGGCTATGTGGAACCAGGTTCGGGAGTCGGGCATCACGCACCTTGAATCGGTACTGGAGCAGCTTCGGGGTTCGGGAGTCGGGGATTCGGGTTCGGGGTTCGGGAACCTGGCCCAAGGGCAGCTAGGGACTGGGGCGCCAGTACCAGGGTCACAGCAACCTGGGCTCGAGGCAAAAGAAAAGCAGGCCTAGGCCTGCTCCTCCTTTATGCTGTCCTCGATCTTGTCGATCAGGGCGCCGAACTCCGCGAACCAATCCCGATCTTCTGGTTCCTTTTTGTATTGTTCAACGACAATGTGCTTTATGTGCATAACAATATCTTCTTTTGTCATAACAGATCTTGCGTCATCTAAGCATTCAACACAAATGGTTTTGAACTCTTCGCACTCTTCGCAGCCTTTAACAGGCAAATATCTTTTTCTCATTTCACTGCCTCCACAATTTGAGTAACGCCATTGTTTGGTTTATAGCATAGCAAGCAATCCTTGCATTTTTGACCTGTGCAGTTTTGCGCAACGTCACTGTCCGGTGATACATTGTTAAATGTGCGATCAAAGAATGCCGGCGGGTTGTCCATTACCGCGTCAATGCGCGGGTTGCTATAGATAAGAATCAGATTCGCGGGTTTCGCGTGCGTGCTGTAAAATTTGCGAACCCAACCCTTGCGTTTTGTCCACAATGCAAAAGAGCAATGCGGATTATGTAACGTGATATTGTGGAAATTTTCTAGCATGGTCAGGTTTATCAACTCGCCATGACCGGAAAACCTGAAAAATGCGTCTAGGATTGTCGGCAACATATGCTCCGGAATCAATCCACCGGACAGCATATCGCTATTGTGTTGCCATGCGGGAGCGCAATTTTTGCGCAATCCATTTAGCATCTCAACGCTATAGCATTCTGTGCATATGATTGACGAATCCCCGCACGCGCTCATTTTCATGCAGTATTCATTGGTCAGCGTGTTCGTGTTCAATGCTTTGAACCCGTCCAGCTTGCCTGTCATTTTAGAAATTTTCAAAACGTCCATGTAATCCTCCATAGTTTACTCAACTATTATAGGACAACATGCAACACAACACAAACAAAAAGATTCGGGTCGGGCAGCACTAGCGCAGCTGCCTCGAGTCGGGCAGCTTTCGGGTCGGGTCGGGTCGGGATTCGGGACAAACAAAAACCCCAGGGCCAGGCCCTGGGGCGCCTACTAGTATGGAGGACTAGTAATAGAACAAATAAAAACCCAGTCACTGACTGGGCAGCCAGATGGATGGGGCTGGTGATGCCAGCCCCATCGCTCTAGGCGTATTCAGATTGCAGGTGTTCGTCATAAACTTCCTGACCATCTTTTAACTCTGTGCAGAAATCCTGACCATTTTGGAAATGCCCAGCATATCCTACGCCATACTCCACATAGCGAGCGAGAAGTTGAAAACCTTGGTTTTCCATCTCCTCATAAACAGGGATTGGTGGTGCCCATGCTGTGTCGAACTTGAACACATATGTCTCACCATCATCATCGCTATAGATTTCATCTGTGTCATGAGACGAACAGATATCCCATTTCGTTCCCCAATGCTCACACGCCCAATCGTACCAATTAGGCGAGTCGGAGGGCGATGTCGTGCCTTTCAACTCCTCCGGCATTGGCATTATGTGGTCGCATAATTCGTGATTGATGATGGCGTCTTTCAACGCCACCATCTTGTTTTTGTCCTCATGGGACACATAGATTACATTCTGACACCAATTAGGCATAATATCCTCCTACGCTCTGATTTCTAATTGTGTTTCTGACAGGCGAATAGTCATGTCGCCACCATTCTCAAGACGTATAACTTGGCGTTCATCCAATGGGATAAACTCCGCGAAATCG